ATTGACGAGGATATCCCCGACGAAGCCAACATGATCATCCTTGACACCTGGGAGGAACGGTACAACAAGCAAGACCCCGGTCAGCCGGATGTGCTTAACTCTGTCTTTTACTCCACGGCTGACGCAATGGGCTACGGTGGGGCAATCAGTGCACACCGCTCGACCTATCCTCGGATTACCGGCGGGTGGAAGAAGATCCGTGACTTCTCCAACTTCTCACCCAACTCCCTTGGGAAGATCAACGGCTTTACCCGGCTTCCCTTCATTGTCCTTCGTGCCGATGATACGCCCATAGCCGGTTCCTACGAGACGAACCTCACCCAGCGGTTTGCGAAGACTGCGGGAGGCATGGTCGGACCAATGGTTACGGAGTGGAAAGCACTTAACGAACTCATGTCCACCTTCTGGCAGGACTTGCAGGAAGCCATGATTGACACGGCTTCCGTAGCAATTGCCTCTCCGGGCGCACAGGATTCCTATACCGAGGAGGAGCGAGGCCGTCCTAAGCAGATTGACAGTGACACATCCATCTACCGACCGCTCGCAAGGCAGCCGATGATGACGCCGATGACCGTCCTCATGGACTATATGAAGCAACGCCTGTCGAGACTGAGTTTCTTCGACGAGTCCTTCGGGGGAGTCACCCGTTCCCTCAGTGGCGTCGCCCTGAAGAACGCCCAGGAGAGCTCCCGCACACAGATCGAACCCTACAAGCGCGGGGCTGAGTTCCTCTACGCCGAGACGAGCCGACTCTGGCTCAACGAGTACCAGAGACGGTTCGAGGGAAGCGAACGCGGGAACATCCGGGTGCAGGGCCGGGACGTCAGGCTTGGCTTCTTTGACGAGGAGTTCACTCCTGACGATATGCCCATGAGCACCTTCTTTGAATCCGAACTCGACTTGGCCTTGCCCGAAGACGACATGATGAAGGCCAATATCTTCCGTGCCCTGAACCCGCAGGCGCAGATGTCCCTCCCGTGGCTCCGTGAGCGGGTCATGAAGGTCGAGGACATGAAGCTGGAGTCCGAACAACTGGCCGCCGACAACATCGAACAGTCGCCGGTCCGTATCAATATGGAAGTGGCGAACCGCCTCTTTGATCTTGCCCGAGCTGCTGAGCAGGAAGGCGACAAGCAGAGAGCAACGGTCTACGCAATGGGCGCACAGCAGTTGATGATGAGTCTCATGCCTCAACAGGGACAGGGCGTCCCTCCGGGGCAGGGACAAGGTCCGCCGGAGGCAGGGGGTAACCTCTCGAACGCCGGAGGCGGAGCTCCTGAACTATCTCCCGAGAATCAGACGGCACCTCCAGGAGAGGTGGGAGCCCCGGCAGGGGCTGGCCCTCTTGAGCAGGCGGCTCGTAACGTAGGAGGTATCTAATGCCACAACAAGACCCGTCTGCCTATTTGAATATGAGTGTCGATGAACTTACGGAGTTGCTGACAAGCCTTTATGATCCTCGCCGACGTATCGCCTACCGGGACAGGCTGCCAGACAATGCCGTAACGATAGCGCAAGCACTACTAGGGAAAGTTAACAAAGAGCTAGAAGCAATTGAGGAGGAAAAGAAGGGCGCTCCCCTGAGTGGAAGGGGATTGGTTGAACAGAGAGAAAAGCGCGAAAAGGACCTGAAAGGTATTTTAAGTGGTACAAAGGAGATTCCCTATGCGCCAGACTTCCATTACCCCTGGAGAAACATCGGATTAGAGCAAGGTCTGAAAAAAACACAGGCACGGGTATCCGATATCGCAAAGAAGGCCACCCGTCAGGGGAAAATCAATGTCTTTATAGACCGACTTGTAGCCCATGACGAAAATATACGCGAAACGATTGAACTGGCAACTCAGAAAAGACCTGCCCCTGGCCCCTCCGGGGTAAGTGCTCGGGCAGATTTGAAGGCAATCGAACAAATCGTAGATGGCCTTATTGCAGGCAGAGATCCATCGCCCATAGGAGTCCCCCCATGGATTGCTAACTACATGAAAACTCCACAAGCTGACTCTGCATTTGAAGAGGTCAGGTCCGGGGTGCAATACGACGAAGCCACTGGAGAATATATCCCATCGTCAGAAGTAGAATCGTGGACTCCTACCGGGGAGCCACCCGCTCCGACAGCCGCTCCGACAGCCGCTCCGACAGCCGCTGCCCCGACGCAACCAATGACGGCTGACGCCGTCGCTGCTGCTGACGCCGCCGTCACGGAAGAAGCTGCCGAGGTTCCACAGACTACCGGGGATACGCCCGCTGTTCGTCCGGCAGATTCTGCTGACCCGCCAGCTCAACCCCCAGAAGCAGCGGATGCGCCCACGGAAGTAGGTCAGGTCCCTGATACCGCCCCTGCTCCACCGGCACAGCCTACCCAGTTCGGCCCTGAACAATTTGCAGCAGCGGCGGGAGAGGGCCGGAGCCTCGGCTACGTTGCACCGACCCGCACCACCATAGAGGACTACTGGCAACAGGCGGCCATCGAATGGTGGCAGGACACGTTTACCGGCCGAGGAAAGATAGGATCTGATCCCTCCAGGGTCACAAAAGACATGGTGGATACCTTCAAAGCAATGGTGACAGACGTTGCGACGCAGCAAGGGTATCAGAATGAACTAATTGGCGTGAACGGTATGGCGTTCCTGGAGACGTATTTTATTCAAGCACCCACGGAGCCTCGGCCAGAAGACCAGGAACTCCCACCGGGCTGGGAAGACGCTATGGCTCGGGTCGCCAGAAAACGCGATGGACGAGAGAATGAAAATTATCTGAACTTCAATGAGGACATCAGAAACAACCTGGACGAGTATTCGCCGGATGACATGACAAGGAGATACTCCACAGAGGATAAGCCGACGAAGGACTCCATCTATTCCAAGCTGAAGAGGGAATCAGGTGTCGCCCGCGGTCAGGGAGGCACTTTCCGAGACGGGTGGTTCAAGACGGAGGCCGATCTGCTATATAGCCTGCATGAGACGGCTATCCGGGCCGGTACAGATGCCGACGTTGAGAAGCTCTGGGATTTAGTGGAAGGCTCCATCGAGGACGAGGAAGAACCCGGTGGTCGCCTTACCCAGGAAAGCTATGACTCCCATGTGCGTATTGCAAAGGGGCCGGTTACATCGTCACAGGTCGTTAGTATGCTTCGGGAATCGCTTCTTGCAAAGGAGCCACAGTTGGCTGAACTCCTTTCAAGCGACGAGGGGCTGCTCTGGCTCGAACGCCAGGCTGACGTTATAAAAACAAAGGCGTCGAAGGTAGCAACGGAACACCAGACCTGGGACCCCACACTGGGAGTCCATATCCCTGCCCACGCCCAGGCTGACGCAGAGGTGGCAAACCTCATCGCGATAGAGACGAACAAGTCCGTAGAGGACCTCCAGACAGAAATGGCGCTGACCGAGAAGAAAATGCTCGGGGAGTGGGTGGACGGAAGTGATCGCTCGATAGCGCATAAAAGTCTTCTCAGGACGGATACGGCCCTCGGCGATTTAAAGAATGCCTATTGGGGCAGCACCATCGCCGATGAGAAGAACCTGACATTCGAGCAGTGGCTGCGGGATGACTCAGGCGAGGCGAAAACGGCCAGTGACAAGTTTGTGCGGAACCAGCAGGAAGTCATTATGGGATTCAACGAGAAGGACGCCCTCAAGAATTGGTTTTTCGAGAAGTTGGTAGACGAAGGCAAATGGAAGTACGAAGGTGCCACCAAGGAAGAACAGGCACGGATGAATGAACACTTCCAGGAGTTTGAACGTCAGGTTGGAAACGCCATGATGCAAGAGGGCGCCTTCATTTCCGATGTCGTCACCAGTGTCGGGGAAACGTATATCCCCACCATACTAACGGAAACGGATTTCAAGGTCCAAGAGGCTGAAAAGAAACGAATCGTAGAGGCACCGTTCAAGGCGCGGATGGCCCCAGAGGAGGCATTGGCCGATGCGACAGCCCGTCTCGACGAACGAGTTGGTGGGCCAACACTGGATCAGGACATCAGAGACGATACCGCCTCGCTACAGGACAAGATCGATGAAATCGCCGACTTCGGGGGTGATTCGTCCCCCTATTTCGTGAACGGCGTGGGGATTACCCAGGATGAGTTTGACAGCAAGTACACCAACGCGACACCAGAGGAGCTGCGGAATTTCGGGGTGCAGACCCGTGATGAGAGGGCCGCTGGGCTTGATGGTGACCAAGAGAAACTTAGCGACAACCTGTTACAGAAACAGGGGCAAAAGGGGGAACGGGACAACGACCGCGACATGGCTAAACTTCTGAGGGATCATCCCGAATTATCAAAGGTGTTCGCATCGGGTAGCCAGACGGCGCTTGAGGGAGCCGCCGCTAGCTTGGGCAAAGAC